ATTTATTATCAAATGTGGAGTATAGCGGACTCGAACCGCTCACCTCGACACTGCCAGTGTCGCGCTCTAGCCAGATGAGCTAATACCCCTTAAAAAAGGTGCGGACTGAGTGCTGCCACGACAAGGCATAGTTTGGGACACAGCCAACGGAATACAGCAAACAGCCCACACCGGAGGTGTAAGCGCTTGCGCTCGCGTATTCCGTTCGTCAACGTGTCCCTTTAGTCGTGACGGATAGCAAACGTCTTTTTCTAACATGTCAATGTCCTTTCCAGAGAGATATTCTCCCTATGGTCGAATATCGTGCTCACGAAAAAGCGTGCAAAATTACGAAAAAAATTCCACATATGCAAGAAAAACAGCAACTTTTCGCGCTTTTGGACGCAATTTGTGCGGTAATTCCTACTTTTTTGAAGAAAAAGTAACCTCACACCCCCTAAATTCGTGTCAATCACCATGCTTATCTACCTTGGCTTCAAGGTATTGAAGCCGCCGCTTCAGCTGCTCGATGGTTTGACACTTGAGGCGATCGGATGCCTCCAACTTCCGAATCCGCTTCGCTAACCGGCGCTTGTGCCGGGCAAGGGTTTTCGGACTGAGGTAGGCCTTACTCTTCTTCGAGCCTGCCCGATTTTTTTTGTAACTTCATGCTTTTACGCACTCAGATTTGGTTTAGCGGTGCTTGGCCTGCGCGCACTATGCGAACAAAAACAAGCACCATCTGCCAAATCCGCTGCAAAGTTACAAAACAAGTGTCCAATTACTTTGGACTGATTTTGAAAAAGTGCAAAAAAACTGCATTTTTCATGGAAACCGGGCGTTTTCAGGACGAAAATCATCCAAATCCAGAGTAATTGACACTCGAAATGACCTCTTGAGGGAATTTTTCGCACCCAATGTACAAAGTATCGAAGGCATCCGTGCCATCTGTGCGGTGTTCGAGAAGATCTTCTTCGGACTCCGCAAGCTTCTCTCCAGACTTGTTTTTGTGGAAGCCATTTCGCCCGTTTACGACACCGGCAGACTGAATTGCGAGTAGCAAATCATCGTTGTTCTGACGGTTAAAAAATGGCATCAATCTTTGCTTTCCTTGGAAGGCTTGGTTGATCAACAAATACTTCTCGTCATGGCGCATCGGATTGCCCAAATAAACGTCCTGAACTGACCATCCGTGACGCTCAAATTCGTGCATGATTACCCAATGGAAATCTTGCGTGTTTACCGCGTAATTACTACCCAAAGCGGTGGTATCGTAGTAGAAGATGACGGTCTTATTCCGGTGCTCGGAATAGTAGTTGCAGAAGTCCTCCACCAAGGCAGGTAATTTGCGCTCGAATTTGACGTAAAAAGACTTCAAAATATTGAGCCTGTTTCCGGATGGCTGACCGGCTACAATCCAGTTGATATTGGCGTTGTAGTCCATACCGATGCAGATGGGAGCGTCGGGGTTCACATCGCGATCAGCAAGGGAGGTAAAAACGTCCATCGGGGCGGCTGCTGATAGTCCAACTACATTGGACTGCCAAAGGGTGTCCAAGTACTCAAAATTGGACGCGTCGTACTTATGAGACTCTCTCATCGACGAATAGAAGCCATCCTTTGCAATACCGATTTGCTTGCACAAAATAGAGGTTTGGAAGGTAAGCGGCGTAAGATCGCGCTTCATCTGCTTGATGTAGGACTCGCCAAGCAGTTGCAAGTTCTCTATGGATGAGTACTCTTTGTAGTACACGGCCACAGAGCGCATCTGATTAAGCTGCTTGTCAAGGTGGCGTATCTTCTTGCGGAGATATTCGGGCGGCGTCTTGCCTGCCGCAATAGCCTCCTTGACCTTTTGCTTCAAGCGCCAAATCTCGTACACTGTTGCCTCAATGGTGGCAATCAGTTCCTTATCCATCTTCTTCTTGTAGTGCAAGAACCAAGAGCCTTTCTTGGACTGCGGCATATCGGAGAGGATCATTATGGAGTGGTTGAAGGAGTGCTTGCCAAAGTAGGACTTGATACCACCATTCGCCGGAAGGGTCTCGTCCTTTAGCTTTTCATAATCTATGAACTTGGCTTCGTCAATCAGAAGCCATGAGAGCGTTAAGGAGTTTGAGGATCCCGGACGGTCCTGTGAAATAATGACCGCACGCGAGCCATTATAGAACGATATGACGTGTTCATAATCGGTAGGCTCAATGATGGCTGTACCGAAGGACTTGGGCGGCTTCTTTCCCACCACATAGTGGATGTTTGGCAGCAAGCCCCATCGACGCCATGCGGCGAGTAGTCCAGGAATGGTGTTGGTCAAACCATGCTTGAACGTAGGCACAACGATACCGCCGGTTGATCCCGGCATGCGCTGCATGTTGCGGAGCACGAAGGGAGAGGCGATAGAGTCCGTTTTGCCGGTACGTCGGCCAGCGACAATAACTGTGGTATTGGCGCCGATGAGCTGCGTCAAGCGCTGCGGGGTATTGAAATAAACGCGCTTACTCATGGTCGCCCTCCTGTTCCTGTTTCGGTTGCCACATCTCTTCCTCCAAGTCCGGCTCCTCATATTCGATGTCCTCGATGTCGATAGTCTCTGCGCCATAGTGGGCAATCATCTGGTCAATCTTCTGCTGGAGGTTAGGAATTGGCTTGATACCGAGCACGGTCGGGTCGTCGGTAGCCGTGAAGGGCTGCACCACAATCATCTCATAAGGCACTGCCTGCTCGTCCTCCAAATCTACGCGGTTGAACTTGGCATAGGAGGAAGCGGCTTTCTCCATCGTCTTGGTGTCCTTACGAGCCTTGGCCATCTGATAGGTTTCCAAGATCATTTCGTTAAAGCGATAGCGGTGAAAGTCGCGCGACGCGGACGAGAGCGTCGGGAGCAAAGCTTTCACTAACGAAAGGTCGGCATAGGCTTGTGTGACACCTATACCAAAGCGAGAGCGTACCTCATTGATAAACACCCGATCCTTGGCGTCGGGGTTCGCCATGAACCACGTATATTCCTCCCGGACACGGAGCAGCTTCTGAACCGTTTCCGGTCCATACCGCTCCATGAGTTCGGCTTCAGCCGTAAAGAGGTCACGCTTGCATATTTCTACAGTCTGTGGTCGTGCCATTACTCATCGTCCTCCATGTCTAAAAGGTTTTCTCGTGCCGTCTGCAGGGCAAGCGGCGAGCCTACTTTAGCAAGGGTCATTTCTTGCTGATGTAGCTGTACTTTACTTAATGCTTTCCCATGGCGGTACGCCGTAAATGCCGGATTATTTTCGTCTTGTATATCCCGCTTAAACACCTCAATTCGGACACCGAGAATGACCGCGATGTCGGTTGGACGGAGGTAAATCGACGCATATTGGTCGATTTGCTGGAGTTGTTCTTCGGTGTAAGTCATGTTAAATTCAGATTTAGGTTTGTGATACGATTAGGGATTTGCCGGTGCTTGCTCCGGCTGTGCTGCTGCCGACAGCCATTCGGCTTCATTGTAACGTAGATCGGTGTAGATATCCACCGCCACTTGAAACGAAGCGCAAGCGCAACCGGAAGCGAAATACTCTGGTATCTCCGAGAAGCGGATGCGCGGATCGAGATACAGGGAGCGTTCCTGAAGCTTGGTAGATTCCAAGATCAGAACCGACATATATTGCCGGAACAGTTCGCGCATAGTATCGAAGCAGGCGAGACGGGCTGCCATGTTTCCCAGTTGGTGACGCATGGCGAAAAAGACCGTCTTGACTCTTCGAGTGCGCGGAGAGTTGTTCAGCTCTGTGTAGCCCTCGGCGGTGTCAGAGACGCAGACGAAGGCGGTGGTGGTCTGCATGGAAGCGAGCGCATCCTCGAAGCCCTGCAGACCACTCACTTTACAGAAGCGAAACTTTTTGTTCCGGGCAAGGATATTAGTGTCGGTTAGACGCTCAAAGAAGGATGTAGCATCCCAGTTGGAAACAGTTGTCATGGCTTTGCGGTTTCTTTTTTGAGTTCTTCATATTCGCGTGCCTGGGCATCCAGCTCTACGAGCGCACGGTGCACATCCATTGCAAGGACCTCTTTCTCCTTGGTAATGTCGCCTTTGGTGAGCGCGCGAATTTGGTTATTCATCGACTGTTGAAGCCGTTCCTGCATAGCAGTGGTATCGGCTTCCGCTTCGGAGTTCACAAAGAAGTTGTGATAACGACGCGCTAACAGCTGTTTGGCGGAGGCATACCAATAGAAGATGGAGATGGCTTCTTCCGGAGCGAGCTCCAGCGGCTTCGGCGATTGGTATAAGTACGCTGCCATTTCCGAGAGGAGCGACTGATCCTTGGTTACGAGATAACCTTGATAGAGGTTTTCGAGGATGAGGAAGGCTTCAAAGTTAATGCCGGAGAGGTCAGCCTCTACCGGCTGAAGCTTTCCTATAGAGGGCAGGCGCACCGGTACAAGTGGCAGCTGCTCCAGCCAATCAAGATGTTTGATAGCGGCAGCTATTTGTTCGGAGGTAATGAAGCACGGCTTGCCCTCGAAGTGACAGAAAAGACCGTCATCGGTTTTTTCTACTTGGGTAAGCGGTGCCCACCGAACAAGCGCGTAGGTTTTAATCTCGGCTGCTGTGAACTCCTGCGCAAGGAGATAGAATGCGTAGCGGAGTTGCGCGGGCGTTAACTCCTGCCAGCATGTAGGTAAGATAAGATTTAGGGTTTGCATACTTGAAGATTTATGAAAATAAATGATGAGAGATGAGAATAAATGAAAATAAATGATTACCACCAGTATCCGGCAGAATCCTTGTGGTTCTCGAAGGATGGCCTACAGAATAGCATAGCGGTGTAGGAATCCTGCCATTCCGGGAACGTTGCTGGACGTGTACGGATGCGCTGGACGGTGGAAAACATGCGCTTGTAATCAAGCGTTTTCCCGGCAAGCATTTCGAGGGTTGTTTGGCGCACGGCATCAATGATGGTGCGCTCCTCGGCGGTTACCTGCTGCAACAGCATGTTGCGTCGTAACCGTGCCATCAGCTCCTCGGAAATGAAGTTTTCCGCCAGTTCCTGCTCGATAGTGATAGCACGTAAGCGAAGCGATTTATAGTGCGTCCATTTGTCTGCACTGTGACCAGCCAGCGTTGCCAGTTCGAGGTTCGGCCAGAGCGTAGCACCGAAGTACGCAGCCTGAACGGAGGACTGCCAAGACGGAGTGACGGCAAGCTTGAGCAGAAGGTCGGACGCCAGATCATCGCGGTTTGAGAGAAGCGACTCTATGAGCCGGTTTACTCGATCCGCGCTTGCCGGAACGATGTTCTGATTGGAAACGATGCCAAAGCCGTTCGGTGTGAGAATAAGATCGAGCGATGGGATGGCTCGACGGAGCGCATCAAGGGCGGTGATATGGCAGCAGAGGGCGCGGAGGGCGTCGGTTTCCGAAGCTGCCTCCATACCGCACATGAAATCTTCGCCAAGGAAATTGCGCGTAAGCCATGTTTCCGCTTTGCGAAGATACGGCTCGATTTTCTCATACAAGGAGGACTCTCCTTCGACTGTGGAAAGAGCATTGGGAAGATAATTCCGCAGTTGCTCATCGGTTGAAATTAACATAGTTGGTTAAAGTTTAGGGTTTAGTGGTTTCGGGTTTATCAGTAGTGACTTCTTTGGCATCCTTATGCTCATCGAGCGTAGTGAGTTGGATGAAGGGGCATGTGGGAAATGCTCCATCCCAATGATTGAAGCGAATGAGCAGTTGATGAGGATAGAAAAGAAGATCATGGTAGGGCTTCTGCAGGGCCTGCGCGATGGTGTATAACTCGCGTTTGTCAGAGCCGGAGTTGTTCGATTGGCTCTTGCCCGGCACAGAGCCAACGAGGTTCGAGTGTACGCGCATGGTGAAGCAGATGACGTTAATCGCTTCTTGGATGTCCGTTTCCCAGTCGCCTCCCTCCTTGGCATCATCGATGCGCTTGATAAGGACATCGTGGTTTTCCTCGCCGTTGGGGTTTACACCAAAGGAAGAGAACCACACCTTGCCGGAGTTCTCTGCTCCGGTAAGGAAATCGATTATACGTTGCTTCTCCTCGTTGACGCGTTCGAGCCGTTTCTTTTGGTCGGTAATACCTTCTGCGCGGAATATACGCTCCCAGTAGCGTTCGTTGACCTCTATCTGGTACTTGATAGGGGCAGCGTTCTGAAGCTTCGCTTTTTTGGCAGTGGTAATGAGCTGCTTGATATCATACCAGCGCGATTTGAAGATAGCGGCGTAATATGGTATAGGATAATAGGTATTGCGCGCGGTAGGTATGCGCGTGACGATGGCGAACTTACGTTTCTTGGTGCCGGATTTGAGGCGGGTTTGGAGATCGGTCCAGGGATTGTAGATGTTGAGCAAAGGAATGTGCTCCACATCGGAAGGAGCGGTAGAGTGCTCCCAGTTGGCAAAGAGTATTTCCTTACTTGTGCCGTCTGCCCCGGCAGGGGTGAAGCGGCAATTACAAGCCTCCTTGCGAAGCATGGTGGTAATACGCGTGCCGTCTTTGGAAAGAATTATGAGCGTGACACAGAAGCCGAAGTGTTTGAAATCAAGGCAAGCACCTAAGAAGTAGGACTGCATGCCGTTTTCAAAGAAGAAATCTTTGATTTGTTGCTGTACGGTAGCAGAGCATTCGCAGGTATCGTACTGGAGGCCCTGTCCATAGCATACTTCGGCGTTCCACTGTTGGCAGGTGGTCAGTGTCTCGTCGGCTTCAATCTTCTTGAGCACGTTATAGGGCATGAGGTTGTCGGCACCCCAAGGAACGTACTGCGTATGTTCGTCGAGCTGAATAGGCGAAATCTCCCCGTCCTCTTTGAAGAGGGTTGTGGTGTCGGTGACGAAGATCGCCCGGGCTTGAAGTTGTGGTACATCGACCACGGAGTCAAAACAAAAATCCATATCTTGCAATTTTTGTGCAAAGATATGGATTTATACGCGTATGCGAAAAGACACCTATTTTTTGACGCCTTCAAAATGATTGACTATCTTGATTTTGATGTCTTCAAAATTGTCAACTATTTTAACCTTGACATCTTCAAAATGCTCAACTATTTTGACCTTGCCGCAAGAGTCCTCGAAGGCATCGACAATCTTGATGTCTGCGTCCTCGAAGCTATCTACGATTTTCACTTTGATGTCCTCAAAGGAATCGACAATCTTCACTTTGCCATAAAGCTTGTACGTCTTACCGTCTTTGGTAATAGTACAATTCTCCTTGTCGATTTTGACCTCAGAAGCCATCGTGCTCATTGCCATTATAAGGCATGTTACTATGGTCAAAACTTTTCGCATATCAATCTATCTGATAAGACTGTACCAGATAATCAACGCCACTATTTGTAAAAATAGGTTTCATCTGGCGTCTGCTATGAAATCCTTTCATAGTTGAATTATCTGCAGGATTATTGCGTGCGTTTTCAAGTTGATTGCCGTTCATCTGCGTGCAAGTGAAGCAATATCGCTTCTTCTCGCTAAATGTCTTCAACCGGCTAATGAATGCTTCATTGTACCGTCCAACCCACGGCGAATGCGTAGGATTAAGCACAACATCTACACTACCAAGAATATCATCAAAACGCTTCTTCAAGTCTGGACGTTTTTGCAAACGAAATACGGCTCTATCTTCACCCTTAACACTCCTCATAATATTACTCTCTCCGCACTGCAAGCAAAGGAAACGCACGCCATTAACATCAAAAATCTTAAATTCTTCAATCTGATTAAGCAACAACTCAACTTCAGATTCAGTTGCGCCTTTACTCGTCTTAAAAATCTGGCATCCAATATTCTTCCAAACGCCATCTTGGAATAGGTACAATTGATTAGCATTTTTGCCGTTCTCTTTCAATTCGATAAGAGCAGCAATAGGCTTTTTCCGTGACTTGCGCATGGCTACTTCCATTGAAGACAAGTCTTCCGGATCTCTCAAAGCCCATTCACTAAACATAACAAAATCTGCTTCGGTGTGTATAAGAATATCCAAAATAACACCGCACCTATCCAATCGTTTTTTCATTGATAAACGATTATACGCAGGGAAAGAAACTAACTGTATTTTCATAATATTGAAATTTTGCGACGCAAAATTACTAAAAAATCTTGAGATACGCAAGTTTCGGGGCAAGAAACGTGCGAGAAAATGAAAATTTTAGCCAAAACTGTATAGTTTGGCTTTAGTCGGCACACATAACGACGCCGGTCTTTTTCATTTTCTCCTTTTCGCAATGAGGGCATTTGCCGTCAATCGGATTCCAAGAAACGAGCGAGTTCTCACTACCGCACTCCGGGCATTTGAAAAACGGGAAATGCTCGTTTAGGACTTTCACCGGCACTTGCACCATATCCTTGCATTTCTTACAACGAAACTGCATAATCATGCCGCTATAAAGTGGAAAGTAGCCTCTGGTGTCTGCCCACACTTCATGTCCGCATGAGCACTTGTATTGATGTAATTCAGCCATAGTAATTTGGCATTGATTATCTAATAGTATATACTACGGTGTAGCCGTAGCCTTGGCAAATCTGTTTGCCGCGTATGGTGTAGGCTACATTATAGCCGTAACCATTGCAAACCTTGTCATCGCGGATGGTATAGGCTACGTTGTAACCGTAGCCATCACATACTTTATCGCCCCGGATGGTATAGACTACGGTGTAGCCGTAACCTTGGCAAACGTGGCTGCCTCGAACGGTGTAAACTACATCGTAGCCGTAACCTCTGCAAATGCGAGGGTTGGAGGACGATCCTCCTCCGGGAGCAACGTCGGACGGCTCGCAGGCGCAGAGGAACAGCAGGGCGAAAAGTATGTACAGAAGTTTCTTCATGTGGTTGTGAAACTATCTTTATTCAAAGATTGATTTCAGAGAGTTGAGGATGTTCTCCTCCAAACTAACATTAACAAACTCATAGCAGAGCGCATCAAAATCTTTCATCTCCTCGTTTTGCTTGTTGTTAATATAGGTTTCACGATTTACATAAGAAGGATTAACCAGGACTGCAACAGCATCTCTCGTTTCGGGGGTGTCCACTCTCCAGAACTTTTGAATAGCTTCAGGGATATTCAAATCGTCAAGGCTATAGTTCACGCCATCTTTGCGTACATCGGTAACCTCAATGTCAAGGTCGTATTTTTGGTTGAACTTAGCCACAGTCATTCCATCAAATTTATCGCGGTCGAGATAGTCAATCTCCCAAGATCCTTCCGTCTTTTTCGAGATAGGTGAAGTATAGATACAACTCTTTGTTGTTTTTCCTCTTCCGTTGTCAATCTTAAAACTATAACTATAGGTGAACTTCACCTGCTCGACAGTACCGTCAGTTGGTGTAAGGTTGAAGCAGATGTAAGCATCTTGTACACCACCTATATAACTATAGTGTGTAATGTAGAAATCAGATAGCTCAACCGTAACAAAACGGGACAACGAGTTTTTCGCTTTGTAGTCTTCCCAATAGGCGACTTTTTCATCTACTTTCGCCAAGTCAGCAGCAAAAGTTTCGTCCCATTCCTGACTCCATTTTGCTTTGCGAGGAGCCCAATAAGCTGTGTCGTTCTCGCGACGTGCGTACTTGCTTAAACGGCGATACGTTACATCTTTGTACTGCGCTTTCTGAACTTCTGAGAAGTTAACGAGGTTAATCATGGTACGGATGTTTTCGTACTCTTCTGCAAAAGCAGGATCAGCTTTAATAGCAGAAGCCAACTCTTCAGTAGAGAGTTCTTCGAACACTGATTTGTTCGGAATTGGGTTGCAGGCAATGAACAACGAGCAAACCATCAAGAAAAAGTATTTTTTTTTCATAATGCGATGTGTTTTGAAAAACGCTGCAAAGATAATAAAAGAGTGTCCAATTACTTTGGACTGATTTTGAAAAAATGCAAAAAAAGTGAATTTTTTCACGAAAATGAGCAAAAATGAAGAGTTAAGGTATTGCGATTGTGCAAAATTGGTTCACCGCTGTATGCGCTGGAGGTGCGGATTAGTTAAGGAGAAAGGAATTAAGGCAAAATGTGCACGATTTTGGAGCGAAAAACGGTAGTTTAATAGCGAAAAAAGTGGTGCGAATTTGTGCTGTTAGTCCAATGTAGTTAGACAAAAAAATCCATATCGAGCAAATTTTGCTGCAAAGATATGGATTTATTTGCGTGCGCGAAGAGACGCGACTTGTCAAAAGAACCTATGACTTAATTAGTTTTCAATCTTAATACTCGTGATAATGGGTTTCAAGTACTCTGTTTCGATAAAATTCTCAGGATTATCTATTTCCTGCAATCTTAACTTAACCTTAACGTAATATAACTCCACCTTGTATGACTTGTATGCCGATCTGCTCCAATTATGGTAGTAGGCGCATTTGTTAAAGTCCTTCACAAGTTCTTCCAAGGTAGTAAACGGATTTTTCTTTAGGACTTTTTTTACTGTTCCACTAGCATAGATAAACTTAACGTCTTCATTATAATAGAATACAGCTTTCATTGGAGGATATTCTTCAATGATGGTTTCCTTGTACTTAAACTCAGAATAGTAGAAAGCAGGGAGTTTTTTGCTTATCAGGTTAAATTCTTTGTATTTAATGTCTGCTTTATACTTAATTCTCGGGTTAAATCTATCACTACCTTCTATAAAACCATTTAAGTAAAGATTTCGTTTATCTATGTTAAATGATTTCATCTTGGAATCTTCCCATTGTATAGCCTGACCATTATCCGATATGCCTATTTTAACTTGTTCTGCTATTGTATCCAGATAGCCATGTCGTTGTTTCTCTATTGCCAACCTGGAGATGTCCATAAAGTGGATTCCTCCGGACTGTTTACCAAGTGAATAACCACCTTGCTTGCCTAAGTCATACATCTGCCATTCCCACATCTCGTCATCAATCGTCTTTAAACGAGTTGGATTTTCATTCACAGACAAGCCATGATAAGAATAAGAAATGGCTTCAGATTTAGTCAATGTATAGAAGTTCTTATCAGCGGCTGTTGCTACGACCATTATTGCATATGGCGAAGCAAATTTCCCTTTCTCATATAAGAACCCCAAACTTCCCTTAACCTCTTTATTATTCCTGAAGATAATTCGAGCGTTATACTTAATTGTAACACCTCCAACAGGTGGTTCTTCGTAAATATATGAATTTAAATCTTCGATAACGGCTTCCAAGTAAAACTCTCCCTCGGAAAACGCAAAGAAGATTTTGTCATTCATATAACACTCTCCACATTTCTTCGTGTCGGTAACCTTATTATATAGTTTGTCAGTGTTGGGTACTTTAAACCCAACCTGCTTGATGGTATCTGCAAAATATGCGTTTTGCAAATGATACCCTTTTACAGTAATAAGATCTTCGGCATACATTAAATATGCTGAAAATAGAGCGACAAGAAGTAATGTGAATTTTCTCATACTAAAACAATTTTGCCTGCAAAATTACTCAAAAAATTTGGATTACACAAATTTTTCGGGCATGAAATGAAAATGAAATGAATTTTGCAAGCGAAAATGAAAAAATGAAACGGAAAAGCAAGGCCAAATAAAAAACCTCCCAAGCTTGTGACTTGGGAGGGGTACGTGGGACATCTGTTCTAAGTTCGCCGACATTGTTCGCTGCCCAATAAACTTAGTACAAATTCCGTGCCAAGGTTAGAGGAATACCTCCAAACCGTTGATGCGGGAGATGCAAACATCCCGGACGGTGCGCATTTCGCCAGAGCGGAGGAACTTGATCGTTCGCGTACCGGCATAGAAATCGTACTTGAGCGATATTACATTAGGGTAATGGAGAAGAGAACCATCAGACTTGAAAACGACCAGATCCACCGGATCGGGCCGGAGCATCATGGCTTGGGCTGTGGAGAGATGTATGGCATTCATTATTCAGCGATTTTTTGAGCGAATAACTCAGACAGTGGAACAGAGTGGTTTTTCATGATGTCCGTGAGGGCTTCATGGAAGGTAGCGAAAATGGCGGGATCGGTTGTCACGATAGCGGACTCATTACGATTACCTCGGGTAAGATTTTGAGAAGTGATGATAGAGACCGTCTGCCCAGCAGCGGACTTTATCAGGATCACCTTGGAATGGTTATCGGCCAAATAGGTGTGCTCTATGACGCGAGTGAGGAACGGCCAGAGCCGGAGCGTTTTCTGCGTGGCTTTGAAATCAAGGATGAGGTGGATGGTGTCCACCTTCCCTGATTTCTCAATGAAGAACAAGCGGCGCAGGAACTCCTCGGAGATAGAGAAGGAAGTCTGCCAAATGGTAGCCTTCCCCACCTGTGCGAGAACCCATTCCACGACGTCAGCCACCTGCAGGGTGTTCGTTAAGTAACACTGTAACGGACACTCTGCGAGCGGCTTGAGGTAGCTATCGATGGACTCGTTGCGCTTCACTTCTTCGTAGTTTTAGAAGTGGCCTTTTTCGTGGCGGGCTTTTTCGCTGCCTTCTTTACCGGCGTAGCGTCTGCCGGTTTCTCCTCCGTTTCGGTAGCGGGCGTGGGCTCCTGTTTCGGCGTCTCGTCGGCAGGTGCCTCATCCGCTTTCTCCGGCGTTGGTTCTGCCGGGTGTTCCTCAACATGCTCGGCGGTAGCCTCGGGGAGAGGTTCGCCCACCTTGAAGTGGTCGTACCGCTCCCAGTTAGCATGGTAGCGCTTATCGAGGGCGATAAGCTCTTTGAGGAACGGATAACGCTCGCTATCGGGGCACGTGGAGTTCTCAACAGAGAGCAGCTGCAACTGCGTATGCAGGCGGCGCATCTGCTGCATGATGGAAAGGTTCTCCGCGTAGAGAGCTTGTATCTCTACGGGCAGTGCGTCGTGATCCACGCGCTTACCTTTCTTGAACTCCTCGTTCTCGGAGGTGATATGATGCTCCTCCACGATGTGTTCCACCTGTGCGGACATCTCTTTGACCTCTTCGTGCGTGACCTGCTGGAGGTAGAACTGGTATTTCTTGCGCAGTTCGTACTCGATACGCGAAGCGTACTGCTTGGGACGACGCATGAAGTTCTGATACATGATGCGGTTGTTGGTGAGCTGGAGCACCATGAGTGCGCCCTCCTCCAAGTTCCGCTCTTCCGGATTGGCGTCAAGATAAGCCTTGACTTTCGGCATTAAATCTTTCTTTAACATAGTTATAGGTTGTTGTTAATGCCCACGACAAAGAACAGATTTTTGCCGAGGGGTTCTAATAAACGATACATGGCATTGAGGGTAGAGCCGGTAGTTACAAAATCATCGAAAATGATGAGGTTCGGTTCGGGCGGTAAGTACCCCAAATCGAAATCTACCGCTACCCGTTGGCGAGTGTGCGAGAGGGCAACGTCCTCGTAGTACGGAATTTGCAACCGGTTGCCAATTTCGGCGGCTATTCGGCACGCAAAGTTCTGGGTTAGGTGTCGCCTTTTGGGTGACGGCACAATCGCCCAATGTCCATTTGAGAGGTAATTACCGAGCACCTTTTTGATAACAGGTGTGAGGTGATCCGCAAAGTACGTGACCATGGCATCATCGGCTTTGATGTCGGTGAGCTTTCTTCCCTTGATGGACTTCTTCCAGATGGAGAGCACGGGAATGGAGGCGTGCGGTGTGAGAGTCATCCGCTCGACGGAGAGATCACACCGGGCTTCACCGACGTCCGGCTTATGCCATCCTGCGCGTTGTTTCTCTGCAAACAGATCCTTTGCAGGCGCAGCAGCATTGCCCGGGCCGGATTGCTCGGACAATGCTTTGACTTCATCTAACGAAAACAGGCTCATAGCTCATAACGGATTTTAGTGAAGGTGCCTCCTCCGCCATTGTCGATCCACATGTAGTACGTAGTACCGGCATGGAGAGTTGCTGAAGCATCGACCTCGGCACTGGCAGCGTCGGCTTGAATGAGTTCGTTGAGTTCTGAATCGGCTATATGCAGGCGGCGATAATTGGAGTTATTCGAACGGAATGTAACAGTTATCACGCCATCGGCTGCAGGGGTATAGACGATAGAACGGCGAATTCCCGGCGTTCCTGCGCCATTGAAGCGCGCGCCATCGGTAGAGATATAATCTTTACCATCGGTAGCTTGCGCTCCGAGAATGGTGATGCCAGAGTAATCAACGGCAGGCACCTCGTCCGGCGCTTGAAGGGAGACTTGCTCCGTGAACGGAGCGAAATCCCATTCAAGGACGGGGTCAGTCAGAGTCGTCGTCACCGGCGTTAATCGTGCCCTCCTCGGTTTCGATTGTGCCCTCGTAGAAGGGTGCCGGCACGACGTCGGTTGCCTCGGCGTTGATAGTGGTGGAGGTGGTACCGGTTGCACCTTGACCCAGATCCTGGGCAACGGTGGTTTTGGTGTTCCACTTATCCGAGCCGATAACGCGGTACTTGCCTTTCATGTCCTCCACAAGGAAGACGTTATCGTTATTGTTGAGGTAGGCGGACGCAGCGGAAGCCTCCTCGCCCACTGCCGGGTGAACGGCTGTGAGTTTGTTGAGCTGCGTTTGCGACGGCACTTCTCCCTGTGCCTCGGAAGTGACTTGCGACTTATCCGGAAGGATGTCGATGTGCTTCCAAGTAGCATCTGCGATAAGGGTGAAGTTGCCTTGATAAACGGCTGCCGTAGGTCGGCCAAGTTCATCGACAGGCAACGTAGGCCACTTGGCGATGTTGGACTTAGCGGTGTAGTACAGCCTGCGTTTGATACCGGGAAGTTCCGGCGTACCCTGACACCAAGACAGGGACTTTTGTAATGCTGAACAGTTTGGCATAGTTATAAGGTTTTTAATGTGTTAAGGATTGGAAGGGCTTGGTATTTCGTAAGAAATGCGGAGCTTGCGAACCCCTGCAAAGCCTGACCCGCTCAGCCCCGGAGAGCCATGAAGCTCCGCGGGACTGTGTGGGGAACACCCTCGTTCTATCAGTCTGCCAACTCAATGACTTTGAGACGGCGTTTGTCGATGGACTCGAACTGAACACCGAAGAACATGGTGGCGATATAGGAGAGGATGAACGGCTCGTACTCCTTGACCATAACGTCCTCGGCGTCCGACATCTGGTCGTAACCAACAAGCATGTTGGACTTGGGGCAGATGTGAATAAACTTCGAGTCGGCTTTGTTGAAGAGGGGCACGATGTGCAGACGGTTGTTCGAGCCTTCCACGGTGAGCTGATCGTACTTATCGTTGTAGATAAGTCCGGCGTGCGACGCCTGGTAAGAATCGTTGTACATGTCTGCGAAATCCTGCGAGCAGTACATGTAGAGATCTTGCGAACGCAGACGGGGGTCGAGCGAGCGCAGAATCTCCTTGGCGATGTCGCACGCATTGTCGGAGGTGATGGCTTCCGAAAGCTTCATGTAGTTACCCTCACCGGCAGCAATCTTGCCTGCGGCAATCTCCTTGGTGGTGATGGTATCGAAGCCGTCGAACAGATCCTGTGTGGTATCACCGGAAGCGTTACGTACACCGGACCAGATAGCACCGTTGAGGTTCTCCGAGAGGGAGAGCGCGATCAAGCGCAGCACGTGCAGCGCGGTAGGTGCTTTCATCTGTCCGTCACCCTTAGATGCAGCCATCTGACCGAGGACGGTAGAGATAGCCGAGTTAGGCTCGAACTTGGCAACAACCGAACCCATGAACGTTTCCAAGGTACGGAAGTTGAGGTTAAGGTTGAAATCCGTGGAGCGCGAAGGCTTGTACGGACCGAATTGAGCAGTACCGTTCATGGCAGCTACAGACTCTTTGTAGCGGATGCCCGGACGGGCTGTCATGAACTTGAGCGTGTCCTTGATACCGATGATGGGCAACATCAACAGCTCGGGACGGTACTTGTGAGCAGCCTCCTGATAGGCTGCCAAATCAAATTGAAGTTTTCCTGGCATAGTTAGGTTGATTTAGGTTAATGACAGTTAAGGGTTGGCTCTCATGGCTTACACCATATCGTAGAGCTTCTGAGCCGCATTCATGCGCTCGATAAACGCATCCATAGGCGAATCGTTCTTGCCACCGCCATCGTTGACCGGATGGGTGGTAGAATCGCCCGGCTGCTTGTTGAGTTCTTCGATTTGCGCCTTGAGAGTGGCGATTTCTTGATCCTTTGCTTGGATGGAAGCTTCAGCAGCCGTGAGCTTGGTTTTGTTCTCGGAAGCCTCTTTGAGTGCTCCCTCGATGGTGTCCAGTTGGGACTCATCGGCTGCAAACTTACCATCGGAAAGAGTGATTGCTGCCTCTGCCATCAGCAGGAGAGCAGCGAGGAAGGGGAATTTCTTCATAGTTATGGTTTGTTGTTTGGGTTGGTTAACTGGTTCGGGTTCTGCCTGCGCCTGCGCAGCGTTGGCTTGTTCGGCGTTGGCTTGGGCTTGCTCGGCTTTCTTGGAGGGTTTGAAGAACTCCGTTAAGGCGGCAATGAACTTCTGGAACTGCGATGATGCCTGTATGGGCACATTCGGGATGGGCATACCGACAGCAGCCATAGCGGAAGCTACAGCATCGGTGAGGACCGGCGCCTCGTCCTCCTCATCCGCAGTGACAGTGTCCACAAATCCCCAAGTTTTGGCTTCCTCGGCATTGAGCCATCCACCGACTTTCATCAACTCCAGCAACTCGGCTTGTGTTTTGCCACAGCGTTTGGCGTAGAGAGAGGCGACATTCGCATCAATCTTCTCCAAATCGGTTTTGAGCTGGGAAAGATCCTTGATCTGGTCGGCGAGTTGATCGGCATTGAGGGAAGCCCATTGGAAGAACTCGGTGGAGCATTTGTGAACCAAGTACATAGCAGAACCATCCATGGTAATCTCTTTGGCACCCATGGAGGCGATAGTGGCGGCAGACGCGTTCATCCCGACGAAATGCACATGCACATCGCCGTGATTACGGAAAGCGGAAGCGATAGTAAGCGCGGTGGCAACAGAACCACCTAACGAATCAATGAGAACATCCACACGTTTGCCTTTGTTGGCATCGAGGACGTTCTGCACATGGCGGCTGTCGAAGTCATAACCTCCGACAAAGCCGCGCAAGTGGAGATGGTAGTTTTTCATAGCACGGTTTAGGTTTGTGCTGCAAAATTACTACCATTCGCGCATATGCGAAAAGACCTATATTATTGGGCGTATACGCATGGGATCAAGGCTTTTGGTGCCTTGTAGGTGATAGTGAAGGTGGTGGTGGCGGATTCTCCATCGGGTGAACCCAAATCGCCGGAACTCTCGATTAGAGGGTAAGGCTTCTCTTTGGTGCCAATGAGAAAAGTGCGGTTGTTGGCATCCGTGACCAACAAAGAAACAGGAACATCCTCCGGAAGCGGGAGGAGTGACTGAAAAGATAGCTCGACCGTTTCATTACCTGCACCGTTCGTGTTGCTACGCGTAGCGACGCAAGAAGGAGCACCGGTAAAGGGAATCTCCACCGAAGGGGAGGACAGATAAACAGGAGCAGAGGAAATGGCTATAAGCGACAGCCCGTCGGGCAGCTTATTGGCATTGATGTATGCCAGCTTTTTTATACCCGGAAGTGAAAAGTATTTGCACATGGAATGAAATGGAATTAAGTGGAACAAATCGGAATAAGTGGGAACGATTATCAAAAATCGTCCCCAAACTTATAGCGAAAAAATCATTTTTTCTTCACTTTCGGCGTTTTGCGGTATACATCCCTGCGACGCTGATAGATTTTGAGCAATGTGTTGAAGTTCGTGTCATCGTACTCAATGCAGTGATCTTCCATCCATGCGGTGACGAGCAGATCGATCCGGGCATGGGGCGTTTTGCGTCGTGCCTCATGGATATCCTCAAACAACTCCGACTTGAAGCGGTAGCGGATGGTTTCGGCCAAGTGCTCCAGTCCGGACGACGGCATGTAGTTGTAGTATTCCACCGGCTTGCCGGTAAAAGAGGGAATAACGATAGCTATGGTAGCGTCGGAAGGTATCGGTGCGGGCTTGTCGTTCGGCTGCTTGGCAAGGTGCATGTTGATCACGTCAGACTCTTGCGAGCCACGGACAGGAACCACAGGAGTTGGGAAACGATAAATCTCACGCGG